CAAGCGTTTCAAGCCTGCTTTTCCCTGTTCCCAATTCCTTGACTTGGACATCATGCGGCAGAATGTGTTGCTCGTATTGATAGTCTTTGTCCAAGAGAACTTTTGCATAGTGATCTAATCCAACTCCGCTGTTTTCGTAATAGTCTATAATCCTAACTTCGCGGCCCACGAACTGACCGAACCAAATTGCGGTGCTGTCGCCTATTCCCAAGTCCCATGCGGTGACAACAGACGCAACGCGATCATAAGGCACGGCGCATATTCTACCGTCCTCGCCAGCCGCTTTCATTTCTTTTGCGTAATAAGCCCCTTGGATTGCCGCTTCAAAACTACACTCAAATTCTTGGTCGTAGCGGTCATCGCCCATTGTCTGTCGGGCTTCGTCAAGTTCCTCTTGATCCAATATTGATGTTTCAGAAGCACGGAACATTTCTGCATACCAGTTTGGATCATCTTGTGCTTCATGCCATATATCCCAGAACTCGTTTTTACCTTTGGGTGTTCCTATAAATGTAGCACGTCCCTTGCGATCTGATAAGCTAGGACGAATTACGGCAGGCCAAGCATTTGCAGGGAAGTCGGCAGGCTCGTCTAGAACAACAGCGTCAAAGTATAGCCCACGCATAGCATCGTAGTTATCCGCACCAAACAAACGTATCCGCGCACCGTTTTGAAAGTCCACGCGCAATTCACTTGCGTTTGCTACGCTGCCCTCAATATCTTTGGTGTATTCCAGCAAGTAGTCCCAGGCGATAGCCTTAGCCTGACGGTAGTATGGTGCAATGTAAGCTACACGAACATTCTTGCGCGGTATTGTTAGTGCGTCCCTGATTAAATCGTTTATAGCTGCAACGGTTTTGCCGAAACGTCTATGTGCTACGATAATGGCATAGCGTTCAGTGCGCCTGTGAAATGGTTTTAACAGCTTGCGAGGCTTATACCTGATCGTCCTCGTCGTCATCATCCATCCACTTGTATGCAATAATATGTTCGCCTTCGTTGCCCGCGCCTTCTACCTTTTGCGTTTCTTTCCAACCCGCTTGTGTTTTTAGGTAAAATATCTGTGCGCCAAGATCGCCGCCTCTAGCTTTTTGGATAAGGTTTTGCGCTACGAAGCCCACTGCTTTAGCTTTACCCTTTTTATACTGTGCAGAAACTTCTGCGTCCCTTTCCATTATGTCATAGAATACGCGCCTACTTATACCAAAGTAATCTGCAATCTGTTCTACGTTAAGCACAGCCGCGAGTGTTTCCAATTCACCCTTTTGTTCTTTGGTAAGTTTTATTGGTGGTCTACCGCCTTTATTTTTATTTTCTTTACTTTCCATATTGCAATCCTTTACAGTTTGTATATATACTGTTTACACAAACGGAGGGCAAACCATGAAACTGAATGAATTTGAGCAATACTGTTACGATACTGCTGTAATGTTTACTGCTGTGCGCGGCTTTGGCGGTAAACGCACCAAGCAAGAATTTAGCAATATTGACGAAGCGTGTGCATATGCCGATACCTTTAGCGACAAACGCACAATGATTTATGCTGTAAGCGACACCAATGGCTGCGCAGCGCATTTGTTTAACAGATAATGCAAAACCGTTAACCACGCTCCAATACCCTTATTTTACTTTCTTTAACATCAAAATAATTTAAAGCCTCTGCAATAGCTTGCAGGGGTTTACCGTTTTCACCGCAAGTATAACAATCCATGCTAAAGAAATTGCGCTCTGGAAACGTGTGTATGCTGAAATGGCTTTCACCAAGAACCCAAACACAAGTAAAAGCACCCTCTTTATTAAACTCATGAAGCTTGTAACCAAGTATGGTAAGGCCACTTGCTGCGATGCATTCAGCCAATGTTGCGCACAAATATTCTGCGTTTGTGTAATCATACTCGTTGCACCAAACATCGGCTGTTACATGTTGCCCCTTAGTTTGCATCGCTTTCCCCTAAATCTACTTTTATTTCACCTAAATCTTCTGCTGCTGCTTTGGGGTTGCCTTTAACAAATACTAACACATTTTGATGCATTTTGCCGACTTTCCTGGTTGCCTGCATAGCTTTGCCAGCGCGTAAGGGTAAAGTGCCTGCGCTATTTATTAAAACTATTTCGTTATAATAGCTATACCCTGCACTTTCCATTATCTCTATTGTTTTGGGTATTGTGCCAATATAACTTCCCTTTTTGCCTCGCACCTCGCCCATTATAATAACTGCAAACCTATTGTCTTTTAGTTTAGCGTAAGTGTTTTGCAGAATGCGCTTATAGACTTGAAAAAAATCGTCGTGGCTCATGTTGCTTAAATCTTTTGGATCGTCGCTATACACTTCCAAATCGGCATAAGGCGGGCAACTGAATACTAAATCAACGCTGTTATCTACTATGTATTCGTCCATGTTTTCGCTTGTGTCGTTGTAATAAACACAAGGTAGTTTTGCTTCATCGCATCGCTGTTGATTTAATTTAGCCTGTTCTTGGCGGAGCTCTATGCCCTGGAACGCCATGCCTTTAGTGCCAGCCACAAAACCAAACACAGTATCCCCTGCAAATGGATCAAAAGCTAAACCGTTTTTCATGCCAAACCAATGCACTACAATTTCTGCTAAAACAGGATCAAGTAAACTTACACCATTATTTACATCGCCAAGCATACCACCGTTTGCAAGCGTGTCCTCCCTTGTCTCGCCCTCATCGCCAATAAGTGTGCGCCACGCTCGTTTTTGTTCTAACCAAGATGCTTTGCGTGTGTCTAATACGCTAAAAGGTGGCTCACCATAATTTTGAGCCATGCTCCCAGGTTTGCCGTCTTCGTATTTATTACCTTCTTCTGCAAATAAATCTGATAATTCTTCTAAGCTAAAACCTGTTAACTCTAAGTCAAAATTAAGGTCTGTCAGTTCCTTAAACTCTATTTTTAGCAAACTATCATCCCACCCTGCGTTTAGGGCCAGTTTGTTATCTGCTATGACATAGGCTTTCTTTTGTGCGTCTGACCAACCAACAGCCGTTATGCATGGAACTTCGTCTAAACCTAGCTTTTGTGCTGCGAGTAAACGCCCATGCCCTGCGATGATTTCGCCATCCACGTCAACCAGGATCGGGTTGGTAAAACCCCACTCTTTTATGCTTGCGGCTATCTGCGCCACTTGCTCGTCGCTGTGGGTGCGACTGTTTCGTGCATAAGGTATAATGCTTTTTATGTTTCTACGCTCAACCTTATCCGCAGGCCAAGACCGTCCATCTTTCATGGGTGCGCCCTCTATGTGATTTGTAAACAATATAGAGGTTTTCTTTTAGGAAATAAAGACCCCCTGGACATACCCGCGTCCAGAGGGCCAGTGAGGAGAGCCAGTGTATGGAGCTACACGAAACCAACAGGGAGGGAGAGAGGTTGGCTCTTGCTGAGAAGATAACATAGTTCAAAGCAAAAAAATACCCCCTGCGGAGCGATCACGCGAGGGGGCAGTTCAGTGAGGCAAACCTATGATATAGGTGGGTCAACCCTAGCAGGGATATTGTTAGCTGACAAGTATTCTAAATACGGCTGTAGATGCGCCTCTGTAATCAAACCCATTTGCACCATCTTGTCTGCCAGCTTACCGCGTATATACATCTCACCCACTGGTTCCCCTGCAATGATACGCTTGGCATTTAGTGCCAGGGTGTCAGGCTTCCATGGCCCCTTGCTTGCTTGGATGTTTGACCGTTGCGTATTCATAGACTTTGAAACGGCTGCGCTAATATCTGCTGCTGTAGGCCAAGTGCGTGACTTGTGCGCCTCTTTCAGCTTCAGCATTGCCCGATCCATTGTGCCGCGAATATGCTCTACTGTCGTGTCGTTTGGAAACTTCTGGTTAATCATGCGAACAATGTTGCGGGCTTCTTGTTCTTGTTTGGCAACTGTATCTAAGTGTTTTGGAGTAGCATACCCTTCCATTATCTTAATAAGTTCACCCAGAATAACTCTAATTCTTTCTTCGTGTGTCATGCTTCCACCTCATCTTCCCAGCGTTCACCGTTTAGCCATGTGGCTAAGTGCGGTATGAATTGTTTGTCTTTGCCTTCTAACGTTTGCACATAATCCATCAGCTTGGGAAGTAGATCATAGAAGTCTGCCTTCTTAGAAGCTGCCTTGAATGCCTTACGCGCTTGTCCCTTGCCTACCTTTCTAGGATACAAAGACCATAATTGGTCAAAGTAATAATTCACCTCATCATCTTTTGATGATGT